GCCAATTCCAGCTCGGACGAGCTTTCCTTAACCCACCTCTTATTATGCATCCCTCGCGAGGACGGGGATTTCAAGCCTAGAGATTGAAGGCTGAGCTTTTTCTTTTCTTCGGCTGCTTAAGCCTGTTTACGAGGGGCTTCAGATACCCTACTTTTTCACTACTGCGTTTTTACTAGCAAGTTAACACGTCGATTCGTGTTCCCCCCCAGCGAATCCTTCGATGGGACCAGTCGGACTGGCCTTCCCGGATACTGCGTACAGGTGGTTTTCCAACCTTAACTTTCATTGAACAGTAGACTATTACTTTATATGTCTTTAACAGCCCTCGGAAGGTTACATTATCGGATAATGGCCATTACGGACCACACCCCTAGTAGTAACCACCACCCTTTCCCAAAGGGGCTTTCGCACCCAGAGGACAGTCGGCAACAAGAGGCCCTACTTTCCCGGTTAAACGGAGTACGCCCGGTACTCGCCCAGCAACACCCGTAACAGGTGCTCAGGCAGAAGGAACTGTACGTAGAGAAGTAAAATCAGCCCTCCGGTGGTGGGAACGCCCTAAAGCACCCCGACACCGGAAGCTCCTCTTCAATAGACTGCAAATGCTGTGGCTCCGGAGCGGAGTTCACAGTCGGTCTCCACACTGTAAAACGGACAGGCAAGTAAAACTCCGACAGCGACCTCTCAACCCACCTAAACCCAGAGGGTGTCGGCACAAGCTTCAACGGAGCTCTGGGTCGGAGATAGCGTCGGGAGTTCTTAGCGGAAAGGCCCAGGAGCCTAGACTGCCTCCTCGAATCCCGTTGGTCCCCCAGCCAGTTTGGGGAATCGTCCACGCGATCTCGGTAATCCGAATCGTTGTAGATGCCGCGAACCTCAGACCAAGCACATTCGACGAATGCACCTGCGATGTCCCGCATCTCCTTCCTCATCTTCCTCGTTATCCTCTCAACGCGACGGGGCTCCCAGTCATGTGGTACACGAAGCACCTGGTCGAGGACAGACCTCTTCACAGGTAGCGCCTTCTCGGACGCCATCGAGAGGTAAAAGCACTCTCTCGGCCACAGGGCTGCACTACGCACCTCCGTCTCGCTAACGTTCAAACCTAACCCTCTGCTGAGGGACCGACGCGACGCGACGATCCACTTCCTATTCCACTTAAGCCACTCCACTCTAAGCAAAGACCTCCTCGCACCCGAGAAGCCGGGGAAAGAGGCCGCCCACCGACCCCGAAGACTCTCAACACTGCCATCCCTTGCGGAATAGCCAAAGGCAGTCGAGCGCACAACGGGAACAAGGTGAACCCTAGAGTGTCCAGACCTAAAAAGGCTGGAATTAAGCGAAAAGTAAGTACTATGGACCATAGTCTTACCAGCAGAAAGAGTTAGACCACTACCAACCACACCTCTCATCCAACGATCAGCGACTTCAGGAGTACTCCTGAAGACGATGTCATCACCGTTCACGCGAACCGGAACGCGGTCCTCCTTAAAACGCGAACCGCTAAAGAAGCGGAACGCGAGGTAGTTGACGACGCAAAGAAGGGGAAAAGAGATAAGGTTGCCCATTAACTGTCCCCGGTTCTGGTGATAAACCAGATCCGGATCCTTTCGACTGAACATGCCCATCCGGAGAGTGGACAGTGCAGAATCGCGTATCCCTTTCGGGACCGACACTGTGTTACCAAGAATGAGGTAGAGGATGGCCTCCTGAACCTCAGAGTTAAGGTTATCGGTAGCGGACTCGTAGTCGCCGCTAACGAACACTTCGCCGGCTCGGAGTAGGAACTCCGATTTGAACCGCGACGCCTTTGCATCACCACGCAAAAGCCAAGAAAAACGGGACAGTCGATTGTAGATAGCGGTATGCAGCGGACGAAACAAGTTCATCTGAACATCGCCCGTCGAGACGATGCGCTGCTTACCCCCCGTCTCAACCGCGACAACGCGGGACGGAAGAAGTGATATTGGGGACTCCTCCGAGAGGAGTCTCATAACGAAGTCATGGTGGGCAGTACTGCCCCCATGACGCTCAATCACTTCCAATCTACTACCGCCTTCCCCTAAACTCCGCTGTACGCAGCTCTTTACCGGCACAGTACTTGACAGGCAAGCACTGGGGTAAAGCGTTAGATCCCAACCTTCAGGAAACAAGATTGGGACCTGCTGCTTCACGTACCTCAAGAACGCCGGGTCTGGTGAAGGACCGGGCGTCGACATCTTTTCAAGGTACGGAGTAACATCGGGTTCAAGGGAGGGTAATGCCTTGCGGTAAAGGAATAATGACATGCGGATAGACATACGGCTGTTGAGCCCTAATCTAGCCGTCGGCTCATGCCAAGGATGAGTAACCGGTTTCTCAAGAAATTCGCCGCAGAACTTCTTGACAAACGACAAGCGAGCCTCATCTGAATCACCAAAAACACTAGGACAACGTAGAGAAACCCCGAAAGGCTTCCCTACCAGACCACAAAAGTGTCTAAACTTCATCAGATGAGGACAACCAACTGTAAACAACGGTACCGTTTTACGTTTACAGACCCTGGTAGACATATCCCAACGAGCGATATGCCAGAAAGCAAGGATTTT